AACGCTGATGCCGTGCATGGGGTTTGCCTTCGCCCAGGTGGTGAGATCGCGCCAATCGTCGCCAGGATCAAGGCTGTAGAGCAGGCCAAACCATCTAGGGTTGTCCTCGGCTTCCCCGGACAGCATTGCTTCCAGCATCTGCATATCCTCGTAAAACTTGGTTTCCTTTGTAAAGCTGGCGGTGGTGATGTAAACCCGCAGCGGGTTTTGACGCGCCACCATGCCCGAGAAAAGAACCTCGATGCTGTTGCGGTCAACAATCTGCGCCGCTTCGTCGATGATGGCGCATGATGGGTTCTTACCGTCCCCGGTCTTTTTGGTGTCCCTGCTAAGGGCTTCAAATCGGCTTTGGGCATCGCCCAGCTTTGTGATGCGATTCCTGCTCGGGTTGAACAGCGCAGCCACATCTGGCGGCATCGCATCGACGAAACCTTGCGCCGCCGTGAACACGATTGATGCTTGGTCGCGGTTTGTCGCCAAACAATAGACTTCGGCCCCGGATTCCCCAAAGGCCAGTTCATAAAGCCCGATGGCTGCAATCAGGGTGGATTTGCCCGCCTTCCTGGGGATGTACACAATCACATCCCGCACCATCCGCTGCTTCGGGTCTTTTTTTGACCGAAAGCCATAGATGGCGCAAATCAAGAAAACCTGAAACGGCTGCAACACCAAAGGCTTGCCAGCGTCCGGGCCTTTGGTGTGGCACAGCGTCCCGGCAAACTCTAGGAAATGCTCGACATAACGGGTGTGGAATTCCCACGCCCACGCCTTATCCTCAAGCTGGTTTAGAAACCGTTGGCAGGCCAGCCGCACATTGCGGCAGACGGGTATTTCACCTTTTACGACACCGACAGCGTATAGGATGCCATCTTCATAGGTCATGGCCCGTTAAGCAGCTTGGAATATTTGCCGCCTTCTTGTTTGCCAGTTGCTAATCGTCCTTTGGGGGTCAAACCCAATTCGCCCATCAGGGCAACAGCGCGAACCAATGCTTTGTCGCCAATTGCGACATGAGGGTTTGGGCCTTGTGTAAAGCCGCCCTTTAACTCAACCACCACGCCTTCCGTTTTGATATTGCGCCAGCATTCCACCCAGATTTCAATTTGGGATGCCAGAGCCGCCAAAACGTGTTTGTCTTGGTCGCTTCCAATGCCGTATGTCTGCCAAAGAAAATTACTAGTTTCCTCAATAAACTTGGTTCGATCCCACGCATCAGGATTGTCCAGCCAAGCAGCCTTTGGAACCCTTGCGCGAATTTGCTCAGGCAATGGCTGCGCTTTATGCTCGGCTTTTGTGCCATGCACCAAATGCAATTCAGCCGGTAGGCGGTTTGTCATGTCAAAACCCACGGGGTTGTTAATCTAGCTTAATCTTAACTCAATTTCTGGAGAAATGGGGGCGAGCTTGCTTCTAAAGAAATCGTTCTTTTTTTAGTTTCTAAAATTATTTTACGCCGCCACGCGTGTGCGGTAATCGTGTTCGGTCAGTTGCTCGACCTTATCGGGCGCAAAGAACAAATAAACCCCGCGCCTTTCCTGGCCCGTCTTGTAGCTATGGCACTCAGGGCAAAGGCTTTGGAAAATGTTGTGCAGGAATGCGTGTTGCCCTATTTGTCGCCACGGAAAAACATGGTCAACGTGCTGGGCTGCTGATATCTTGCCTTGGCTCATGCAGCCTTGGCATAACGGGTTAATGCTTAACTGCCGCTTCCTGATGCTTTTCCATGCTGGGGTTTTATAGTGGCTGTCCGATTCCTTGACCGTGTATTCCTTGCCCCCGTGCGACAGGCAGAAGCTGTTTAATTTGGATCGCGGTTTGTTGCACCCAAACTCGGAACACCGCGTGTTAAACGGTGCATAGGGCATCAGTTCAGGCGGGTCAGCTTATACAGTGTGGTCTGAGCCAATGCCACGATCTCATCCACAATGTTTTGCAGTGCTGTATCTTGTGGGAATCCAGCCATGCGCCTGTATGTTTCCACCTTAACAAGATAGGCCCGCAGGTACACGATAGGGTCGCCATCCATGATGCTGCACTGGGTTGGGAACTTGGTCAGCACTCCAGCCTTGCCCATAAACGCCTCGGCCCACTCATCAATCAGGTCGCTTAAGCCCTCGTAGAAATCGCCCAATGCCTGATGCTGGCTGTAGCGATCTGTCGTCCAGTGCATGATGTGCGTATCGGTCACAGCCGACAAACTGCACATGATGAAATCCATTACTGGATCGGTGGGCTGCTCAATGCTGGCGACAAATCTGACCATTTCATTTCCCCTATTTGGTGCTGTCAGTAAGACTCGAACTTACAACCGCCCAATTACAAATCGGATGCGCTACCAATTGCGCCATGACAGCTTACAAGCCTTTTAATTGTATCGTTAAGCACTTCCCATTCGGTGGCTTTTTTTACCTTCCACATTCGTTGCTCACCATGAATGCCATTAAATGACCCTTGATGGCAATCCTTGCATAACGGGATGCACAGATATTGACGATGCTGGATGATGTGATGTGCGTCTGATGGGCCTGCCTGCCCACACAATCCGCATGGCTGCTCTTTTACCCAGGCCAAATGCAAACGCTCATTTGCCGTCAGTTTGTTTAGCATTTTTCGGTTTGATTAATTTAATTATCGTTTCGTGCGTTAAAAATCGGTGTTCATTTCCGCATTCGTAACGCCTTTTTGTCGTGTTGTCGGTTTGCTGCCTTGTTTCTTTTATTGATACCCAAACCCCACAAACTGGACATTTCATCTATGCGCCTTGTCTTGCATTCGGTTGGTTGCCTCTTTTGTTCGCCAAATCTCAATATCTAGCCTGTGACTTTCCAATTCCCATTTCAGCGTTTCCTCGATTTGAACCGCAGCCGCAAGCCCCTTTAACAATTCTTCATATTCAGGACTTGCCAATGCTTCGCGCTCTTGTGCGTTTGCTGCTTCGATTTTCAGCTTTAACGCTTCTTTCATCAATAGGGCTTTTTTGCTTCGCCTGAATTCTTCCAGGTAAACACGCCTTGCCTTGGCCTTGCCGTATTCCGGAGCCTTGGCCCGGATTTGTTCCGCGTGATGCTCTGGGGTCATTTCATGTGCCAATCATCAAACAGCATTTGATCGGGTGCTATCACATCAAGCACTTTGCTCACCGCTTCTAATGCCCTGCGGGTTTTGATCTCATCAATCGGGAATGGCAGCGTTGCCATGTGCAGCGCGTCCTGTGCTTGTTTCAAAGCCCCAATAATTTCGTCATTTGACATGTTTTATCCTTGATTGCATCAACTGTGCGTTGCGCCACGTTGTCGCTGTCGCACTGCCCAAAAACGATAGCGCAACACCGATCCTGTTCCTCTGCTACTTCTTTAAGCAATTGTTCCATCGGTACAAACTTTTGCCAGCATTTCTTACAAGCCCACATGGCCGGAACACGCTTACCCTCTACAGGGTAAAACGTAATGATTTCATCATGTTTGCATATCATTCTTGCCCCCTTGCTCGTATAGCTTGTGCAATGTGTATTTCTCGATCCTTTGTTGGGCCTTGCCATTCTTCAGCAATTCGAGCACACGCTTCTCGCTCGGCTGCGATCTGCTGGCGCATGTGGCCGACGGTGACCATGCCTTCTTCAAACATTCGCTTTGCCTCTGCGTCAGCGATCAGCTTAGCAAAGCGTTCAACCATTGCCATATCCCGCAGCCCATAAACTTCTAAAGCACGGTCACTCCACTGCGGCATCTGAGCAGCCTCCCGCGCCATGCAAATAATGTCGTTTCGGTTCATGATACGCGCCAGCATCTAACGGTTTTGTCGGGCATTACTCGTGTAATGAACTTTTTTCCTGCCTTTCGTGCATATCGCGCCGCAGCCGTTGACACAGTTTGCCGATGCACTTCTTTGGGAATTTCGAAACTGTCGTTCACTTCCATTTGCGCGAACGGGAATTTTTGCGGAACAGGAATATTTTTATCAATCTTCATTTTTTGCGCTTTCGTATCTTGTAGGTTGTCATTTTAGGAATGTCCACCGTCATGTTGACCGGATTGGCAATCACATGCTGCGGTGCGCGAAAACTTGCCGATGGGCTTGGCTCAATGTTTTGCAGCCGTTTTAGGTTTGCTTGTCTTGTTGCTTGATAGCTTAGTCTCCTTGATGTTTCTAGGTCTTTCAACGAAATTTGGCTTTTGTTGTTTTTCCAATCAAAAACATTCATTCAAATTCTTCTTTTATAAGCACATCAACGCCTGTGCCGCTAGCGTAAACCTTTGTTATGTGCAGGCTCACAATCTGGCTGTCGTCCTTCCAAATCACCCCGTTGATGCCGTCCAAAATGCTTTTTGCCAAGTTGTCAATGTCGGGCTTCTTGATGGGCTTTTCCTGACCGTTTAAACAGGCTTCCTTGCGCTTCTTGCTGTAGCTTTGGGGGATTGGTAGCCTGATGTACAGATAAACGCCAACAGGCGTTTCTAGCACTTCTGTGGCCCCCATTGCTTCCTGCGCTGCTGCCTTCACCTGCAATTCGTAATCTACGGTTTTCTTTGGGGTGTATGTACGCATGAACCCAGCACGGCTTGAGAACTTGGGCCTGCCTTTGGGCACGGGATTGCCGTCAATGTGGAAGTGCAACATAAACGTCATTTCTTGCGCTCTAGGTTCATCAGGTTTCGCAACTCAATGGCCGCGTCCAGACCACGGATGCGCTCTATATCCGCAATTTGCTTGCGCCACCATTGATTGGCCTGCTCTGCACCAACCTGCCGCGCTTTGTCCCGGTAGCGTTTGATCCATTCCCTCGCCTCGCATTGCTTCATGTGCATCAAGGTCGCCTGTGAGCCATAGTGCTGCATCGATGATGGCTCTTGAGTAACTTTCGCCATCCCTGACCCGATCAAGGATTTTTTGGGCTTGTTCATGCGTCATGCGCCGCGCCTAATCTGGGCCAGCTTTTCCCGGATGTGGTCAGGCATGGGAACCGTGTTTGCAATGCGTTGCTTGT